TCCGGCGCTAATCTCGCCGCCAGCCTGTCGCGGCCTTCGCTCATCAACGCGGAAACCGAGATGCCATATCCGACCGCCCCGCCAGCCAGGCGCACGCGCACGTTCAAGCGGTGGGCGAACACGTCGCGGATGGCATCGACTTCCAGCAGGTGCAGGATCTCGTCCTGCACACTGGCCATCATCATGGGACTGGCATCGGAAAAGTCGACCGCCGGCACTGGCTCACTCACCGGCATGCGCCACCAGGTGTCATTCGGCACGTAACTTACGAACTTGGGCACCTTGCCGGCGATCAGAGCATGGTGCCCCACCTGACGGGCGACGTCGCTGAAGAAGCGCTTCAAATCGCGCAACTGCTCGCCGGTGTCGCGCAGCAGGGCGCGGTCCTGCTCTAGTACCGAAGCTAGGTTGTTGGCGCGTTCGCCGAGCTGGGCCGCTTGTTGCTCGACCTGGGCGAGCTGTTCGCGCATGCGGCGCTTCTGGCTCCTTCCGAAGCGGCGGCTCACGGCTTCACCGCCACGTAATCACCAGCGCGGCAACCGGCCCTGTCCAGTTCGGCGATCCGGGTCAGCCACATCGTGTCGCCGGCATTGGCATGGGCGATGAAGGCGCAACCGCTTTTCTCCCACAGCACCGCTCCATCCAGCACCTTTGCGCGCTCCGTCTTGCAGCCGGACAGGATGAACGACAGCACCAGCGCGGCGACCAGGGCGCCGACCGTGAGCAGCCATTCGCGGCGCGTGGGCGGCTTGGCCGGGCGGTGCGGACAGGTCCGGCCCTGGTTGCAATCGCCGTGACAGCAGAAGTCGCGGCTCACGATTGCACCCCAGAGATGATCTGGGCCGGATCCAGCTCTCGGACCAGTTGCGCGGTAAGCGGATGGTAGCCAGCCTGCACCATGCGGTTGACAGCGGCATCGCGCACCGCCTCAGCGATCGCCAGTTCGCGCACCTCGCGCCCTTCAACCACCGCCTTCACGGCCTGCACCACTTCCTTGACGCCATCGATCGGCCCAAACCCGGCAATGCATTCGCGCCATTTGGTAAGGCCGCCGGGGAAGTTTTCGGCTGCAGCCTGTCGCCCGATTTCGGCAGCCTGGGCGGTAGTTGGAATAACGACTTGGCCGGCATCGATGGCATGGCGTAGGGCGGCGTTGGCTACAGCACGCAGTTCGAGAGCAACTGACTTGGCTGGCGCTTCTTGCAATGCCAGCGCCAGCGCGTCGGGAGTCATCCCGGTTTCCGGGTACGCGATAACCGGCTTGACGCGATACTCCCAATCGCTGACCCATGCTGGATCAGGATAATCCCGCCAGACTTCCGTGCCAACGACCCGGCCCTGGATCTCGGCGCCGTCTGCCCATGCTTTAATCATCTCCGCGTGCGGTCTTGCTTTCATGCTTTGCTCCCTTGGTTGTTATGCAGCGTGCTGCTGCTCTTTTTCATCCAGGCTGGTGGCCCAGTCGAACAGTTCGCGCCACTTCAGCGGCGTGATGGTGCCCATGCACTTGCGCATCCAGGCAATCGTCTCGCGTGCGCCCTTGAAATCGTCGGCGTCAATCGGGCGGCCGATCTGCAGGCCGATGGCGTAGACCTGCAGCCCCGGCGGCATCTTCGGCCAGACGCAGGCTTGCGCCATCTTTTCGAACACGAAGCACATATGCAGGACGCCGGGGATCACCTGCACCCAGTGCTCGCCGTCCCACAGCACCGGCTCGCCGTCTTCCATCACGAATCCGCCCTTCTGTTCGTGCTGGTCCAGGAAGCGGTTCAGCGGCGCCATGGTCTTGTCGATCATGTGGCAGCTCATCGGGTGCGACATCGGCAGGGTGTTCAGGTGGTCGGCGCGCGCCTGCAACTTGCGGCGCTCCTTCTGCGCCTGCACGACGCCCTTGCCCCATGCCCTGGCCGCGCTGGCGCCGCTGCCGGTTTTTACGCCGTGCTTACGGCGCGGTTTTTTATTCGCCGGCATCGCTTACACCTCCGCTCTGGTGCGGCGCTGCACCTGCATTTCCGGATGGCGGGCGCGCACATCGGCGGCGATCTCCAGCGCGCGGTCCAGCTTCAGCTGCGCCGGCGTGCCCCACCGGGCCGGCATAGCGTTGGCGAGCATCCCAATGCTCATGCCGGCGAAGGCATTGGCCTGCTGCTGGGCCAACAGGTAGTTCTGCGCCGTGACTTGTCCTTGACCCCATGCCGCCTGTTGCTGGCGCCGGGCCTGTTCTTCGATGCTCGGCACAAGACCGGCCCATGCGAATGGTTGCTGGCTCATGCGGCACCGCCGGCGATGGCCTTGATGTCGAACACGATTCCCCGGCAGTAGCGGCGGCCGTCGTGCGTGGCGACCACGAAGCGACTATGCGGAATCACGGTGGTGAACGACCACGGAAAGCCGTGCTGCCCCCATTCTGCGTCGATCAGGTAGGCCAGGCGCTTGCGGTCGTAGTAGGCTTGCGCCTCGGCTTCCGGCACGCTGTCGGCGTCCGGCAGGATGCCTTCGGCATCGAAGTAGATCGCGCCGCCATCCTCGATGTCAATCTGGTCATCGATGGCGCCGTAGAATTCGACGGTGCGCTTGCTGGTGCCGATCACGACCACCAGTCCGGAACGCTTCGCCTCGTCGACCATGTCGTGCGGGAAGTCGCTCAAGTTCATGCTGTGCAGTCGTTCAGCCCAAATTTGATGGCGTAGTGCAGTTCCGTGAGGCGCGCCAGCGGTGCGGGCGCGGTGTCGCTGGCGCGCGCCGGCTGGCGGGTCGCCAGTTCTTTCTGCAGATCCTTGGTGTCGAATTCAGGCAGAATTTCGTCGGCATCGACGTGAACGCTAATGTAGGGCATGTTCTTCTCCTTGTTTATTTTTACTCAAGCTCTAGACCCAGGTGCATGGCAACATAGGCATAGGTCGCTTCGATAAGTTCATCCATCTGGCGGCTGTCGAGCTGGCGGCTCGGCACCGGACGCACCGGGAACGGATCCGGTGCGCCGTTTGCATACGCTTCCAGCCGCGCCTCGCGCACGTACAGCGCGATCAGGTGACGCTTCCAGGCTTCACGCGCCAGGGTCTTCTTCCACGGCGGCAGCGGGTAGGCCCGCACCACGTCGTCCAGCATCGCATTAAACTTGCGGTTCTGGGCGTCCGATCGGTTCACAGTCCCAGCGCCGCCCACGGCCCGCGCGGCTTCGACTTCGCGGCAGTGATCCGGTGCCCGGCGCGGCGCTGCTTCAGGATGCGCTCGTATTTCTCCGGGTCCGCCTTGTCGCGGGCGTAGCGCTGCGCGCGGGTTTCCTTCGGCTTCGGCACATCCGGCTTGCTGCCCACCTTGTAGATCGGAGAGAGGTCGCCGCGATGACCAGGATGGCGCCAGCCGCAGATGAACAGCACCCGTTTGCCCTTCGGGTCCGGCGTGCGCAAGATCGCGATCAGGCGGTTGGCGCGGCCACGGGTCAGGTTCAGGTGCGCAGCCAGATCGGCCGACGTGTGCGCCGAGCAGAGGAATTTGCGCGCCTGCGCCACGCGGTCCTCGGTGCTGGGAATCGGCGTCGAGATCCGCTTTGGCACATATTCCACGTCCTGTCCGGCGCCTACCGCCCACACCGGCGCCGGGCGGCCGGTGACGCGCGGCTCATGGTCGGACTTGAATATCTGCAGCTTGGCGCGCAGGCGGCGGATGTAGATCTCGACGTTGGAACGGCCGGTGTGCATGGCTGCAGCCAGTGCAAGGGCGGTGCGCGGCTGTTCCTTCAACAGTTCCAGCATGCGCTTCTCCTGGCGCTCGCCGCGCTCGCGCTGGTAGTCTGGTCCTCGGGGCATTGGGTTCTCCTGTTGTAGATTGGCCGGCGCGAACCGGCCTTGATTCGATTACGCCACGACCAGGGTGTCGTAAGCACCGGCGAAGTCGATGGCGGCCAGCCAGTCGATCGAAGTCTGGGTGGATACGTCGAAATGCTTGGCCACCACGTCGATCAGCGCGGCATCGTCCGGACGCTTCGGCAGAGGTATCGGTTTCACCGGCGACAGTTCCATCTTCATCTCCACGGCCTGGTCGGCGTCCGGCGCAGCGAGATCCACGCCCAGCGTGACCGGCGCGCCTTCATCGACCACCGGCACCTGCACCAGTTCCTCGACCGGCGCCGCCTTGGCTGCCGGTGCCTGCTGGGCGGCGGCCAGCTGGGCGCGCATCTCCGCCAGCTGGCGCTGCAGGTCCGCTTCACGCTCGGCGGCGGCGCGGCGCTCGGCTTCGATGCGCTCGGCTTCGGCGCGTGCCAGGCGGTCGCGTTCCGCTGCCGCTTCGCGCTCGGCCTTCTCGCGCGCTTCCTGCTCGGCCTTCAGGCGGGCCAGCTCGGCGCGTTCCTCGGCCACGCGGCGGGCTTCCGCTTCGCGCGCTTCGGCCGTGGCCAGCAGGTTTGTCAACTGGTCAATGGTCGTGTTCACGGCGGTCAGCGCGTCTTCCAGGTATTCCTGGTAATCGGCCGGGTCCAGGCGCAGCAGGGTCCAGGTGTTCAGCTCGGCCTTGATGGCGGACGAGTCGGCGCTGGCCAGGCGCGAGGCGGCGCCGCGAATGTTGGCGATGCGGTTTTCGATCGCTTCGACGCGGGCGCGCTCGGCGGCGATCTTGGCCTGCTTCTCGGCTTCCTTGCGTGCTTCCTCGGCCTTGATCTCGGCGTCATACTTGTCTTCGAACGGTTCGACTTCGGCCTTGATCTCGGCGGCGCGAGCGTCCAGCAGCTTGCCGGCGTCGATGATCGGCGCCTTGCGTTCCTTGCGCACGTTCTCGACGGCGGTGCGGATGTCGCGGAACATGGCGCGCAGTTCCTTGGCGCGGCCCATGCCGGCGCCGGTCGTGATGTCGTATTCCTCGACCTTGGCCGCTTCGCGCTTGGCCTTGGTGATCTGCTTTTTAAACGGTTCGAAGACGGCGACGGCATAGGCTTTGCCGTCGAAATTCGGGACCGCCGCCAGGGTCAGGTCGGTACTGTCGGCGGCGCTGGAGGTGACGATTTCGTTCATGATGATGTCCTTAATGGATGGAGTTTTTGATGTCGGCCGTGGCGGTCGCCACTTCGGCCAGGAAAAGCTTGACTTCTTTTTCCAGGTGCTTGATCGAGGTTTCGACGCGCTGGAAGTTTTTCACGTACAGGTCATGCGGCGCCGGGAAGGCCGGATCAAACGAACAGAAATCGAGCCATTGCCGTTCGTAGACCCAGAGATTGCCTAGCACCTGCCAGTAGTGCGCGTCCGGCATGCCAAGCGCCAGGGTGCGCGCATGGACGCTGCTATTGAACGGCGATTTGATTTCGCACATCCCATCATCACCGACCAGCCCATCAGCCGATGCGCCAACCCACTTGATCCGGGCGTGCAGCGCGAAGCCGACTTGGCGCACCAGCACGCCCTTGCGGATCTGGTATTCCTTGCGCGCCAGTGGCTCGCTGTCGTGTCCCCAGTCCTTTGCCATGCCGCCGGCGTCACGCATCGGCCCGGCCAGACGTTCAGCCACAAGCTCCCAGAGGTAGCGGTCACGCGCGCCCTTGCCTTCCATGATGTCGACGAAGCGGCTGGCGGTTGCGCAGCCGGCGCGACTGTCATGCCAGAGTGGGCTGCCTTGCTCGCAGTCGATGATCCGTGGCGGCATCAGGCTGCTCCTGGCGCGTCGGCGCGATCGCAGCGCGCGGCGAAGTCTTCCAGGTGGGCGCCGAGCACGGTGCGCTTCTCGCCGTTGATCGACTTCCAGAACACATCGAACGCGGCGCGGCCCTGGTCAGCGGCGGCCTGCGCATCGGCCAGCAGCTGCGGATCGATCGGCTTGGCGCGCGCCGCCGGCTTGCGGCTCTCGGCCACGGCCTGCGGGTTTGGGCGGCGGTTGTTGCGCATACCGGCCGCTTCGCGCTGCAGATCCTTGCGGTCCTGCGGGGTGATGCCGGCGCCCGCGCCATCGTCGTCTTCATTGTCCTGCACGGCGATGCCGGTCGCCGCCAGCAGGGTATAGCGCTCCAGGTATTTAACGGCGCTGCCGATGGCCTGAATGCTGTTCTTGCCGCCGCTGGTATCGGCCATCGCGGACAGCGAAACGTCGGTGCTGTGCCCCAGTTCGTGGGTGAGCGTACAGGTCACGGTGATGTTCTGGCCCTGCTGCGCCACGCTCCAGCCATGGCTGATGCCGACCTGCGCCAGCGATTCGACCAGCGCACCGCACACGGCGGCCAGGTCCGCGAATGCGTAGCTGTACAGGTCGCGCCCTTCCTTCTGCATCTTGGCGGTCTTGTTCTTCACGATGGTCGGCGGGTTCTGCTTGAACTTCGCCATCGCCGCCACATACGCCTTTTGGGCCAGGTTCTTGTCGTGGCGCTCGGCCAGCGCCATCAGCTTCTCCAGTTCCTCGACGCTGGCGCCGCGATTCACCGCGATTTCCAGCAGCCGCATCGGGCCGCTCGACTGGACAGCGACCGGCATCTGCTCGGCCTGCTGCACCAGCGCCACGGTGCGCCCTTCATCATGCACATCATTCATGTTGATTCCTTTATACCGGGGACTATGCCCGGCCTGGTTTATCGGTATTGCGAAACATCATGGTAGCGAAAGAGAATGTTCCGCGCAAGCTGTTTTGAATAAATTTGTTCATTGACGTGTGGTTTTGCATTCACTACAATGAACGCCATACTCAACCAACCGGAGCTAAAAAGTGATCGAAGACGATTTGCAATATGTGGTGTCCATGCTGCAGGACACGAACCTGAGTGCGATTGCTCAAAAGGTCGAGCTGTCCTATGGGACGGTGTGGAGCATCGCCAACGGCAGGAACACGAAGCCGAACTTCGACACCGTGCGCAAGCTGGCAAATTATTTCCGCGCCAAGGCGGACGGCGAGGTGGTGAAGTGACGGCCGCCTGCATCCACTGCAACAACACCGGCAGCCTGTCGAAAGACCTGGCCGGCCACCTGGATTGTGCGCACTGCACGGTCGCCAACGAGCGCGCCGAGCTGGAGAAGTGGGCGAAGGAAAACCGGGTGTCGTATGTCACCGAAACGGATCTGTGGATGATTTTCCAGCACGGCCGGCAGGCTGTCGACAAGGAGCTTTCTGATCGACTGGCGCACATGCACGTCACCGATGCGCAGGCCAATGCTGTGACTGGCTTCGCGCAGGCGATGGTGGACTGTGGGATCGTGCAGCATCCTCGCTTCATGGATCTGGCCGCGCAGTGTGCCGACAGAATCAGGCATGCGCCATTCAAGTCTAGATCATGAGCCGCCAGAGGGAAACCCGGCGCAGCTGCTGCACCAAGGAGGATGCATGAAAATCATCGTTTGCGGCGGACGAGACTTCGAAGACATCTCGGCCGTGCGGCATGCCCTGACGGTGGCGCATGGCAAGCGCCCGATCACCTTGCTGATCGAAGGCGGCGCCACTGGTGCGGACAAACTGGCGCGCGAGTGGGCGATTGCGAACGACGTGCCGCACGTCACGGTAACGGCCGACTGGCGGCGCTACGGCCCGGCCGCCGGTCCGCTCCGAAATGAGCAGATGCTGAAGGACCACAAGCCGGACGGCGTAATCGCTTTCCCCGGCGGCAAGGGCACGGCAAACATGGTGCTGATCGCGCACCGCGCTGGGGTCAAAGTCTGGGAGCCATTCAAGGTGGGCGGATGAAACGCACAGCCATGAAGCCTGGCAAGGGGTTTCAGCCGCGCGCAGCGCCGATCCAAAGGGGCGAGAGCACCTTGCGGCGCGGCGAGATGAAGCGCGCCGCCAGCACGCTGAAATCCAGCACCCCGATGCGCACCAGGAAGCCAGCCAAGGACAAGCCCAAGCGTGTGGCGCGCAACGCCGGCCCGGTCGACTACCTGGCGCTATGCCGTGGCCAGCCGTGCTACCTGCTGGTGCCAGGGGTCGCGCACCATCCGCCCGACACGGTGGTGCCATGCCACAGCAACCAGCAGAAACACGGCAAGGGAATGGGCATCAAGGCGCGCGATATTTTTACTGTTCCCGGCTGCTTCAACTGTCACTATAATTACGACCAAGGGCGAGACCTTGATAAGGCTCAAAGGTATGAGATATGGGATCGTGCGTATAGACAGTGGGCTAAGGATCGATTGGAAAAGTATGGAGTTTGACAATGAGGAATGGCGGGATGTAGCTGGATATGAAGGCGTATATCAGGTTTCCAACCATGGTCGTGTCCGGTCGCTGCCACGGACAGTAAATGCGTCGACCGGGCCACAATATTGGCCAGGCAAGGTTTTGGCTCCGTTTGTCGACTCTCACAACGGTTATCTCTATGTAAATCTTGTCAATGGACCAAAAAGGAAAAAATTGTCAGTTCATAGACTTGTCTTAATTGCCTTCAAGGGCAACCCTCCCGATGGGATGGAATGCTGCCATAACGATGGGGTCAGAACAAATGCAAGCCTATCCAACCTTAGATGGGATACATCTGCAGGTAATGCATCCGATAGGCGGAAACACGGCACAAACCGCCCTAGGTCAAAGCTCACCCTGCAGCAGGTAGACGAAATCCGTTCCAGCATTGGCCCCTCGCATGAGGTGGCAGCACGTTACGGCGTGGCCAGCTCAACGATACGAGCAATACGCATTGGGCAGAACTGGGCCTAGGGCCGGGCGCTGGACAAGGAAGCGCGCCGCGCGATATGGGAAGCGGCCTATGTCCGATGGGAAATTGCCCGCGCGCTTTTGCTCGGTGTCGGCGATCGAAGCACCTTGGAAGCCCCTTAGATGGGGCTTTTTTATTTCTATCGTGCTCGCCTTGATATGAAACAAGCGTATAGT